TCGGCCCGCAGTATCAACGAGGGCATAGACGTGCTCTATATCGACTGCGAGTCGGACCAAGGCGCCGTGGTGGACAGGCTCCTCATGCTCGGAGCGCAGCCGGCCCGCATCAGGGACCACTTCCACTACGTCCGCCCGCAGATGCACCCCCAAGGCACCACACAGGAGCGCCTGGCATTCCACGGCCTCCTACAACACTCCTACGGGCTCGCCATCATCGACGGCGTAACGGAAGCGTTCGCCATCTTCGGCGTCAAAAGCATCGACAACGACGAAGTCACCGCCTGGGGCAGGCAAGTGCCCCGCAGGATCGCAGACCACACCGGGGCAGCAGTGTTCCTCATCGACCACGTCACCAAATCAGAGGAAGGCCGTGGACGGTTCGCTATCGGCGCCCAAGCCAAGCTGTCCTATCTCACCGGAGCGAGCTACGGCCTCGAAGTAGTAGAACCGGGCGGGGTAGGCATGATCGGCCGCATAGCCCTGCGTGTCGGCAAAGACCGGCCCGGGCAAGTCCGGCCCAACGCAGGAGCCTGGCGCAAATCAGACCGGACACAAGAAATCGCCGTAGCAGTGTTCGACTCCACCGAACCGGGAAAAATCCACTACCGGCTCGAAGCGCCCCGCAGTGCCAACGAAGGATCTGGTGCGACATGGCAGCCCACGGCGGTCATGGGCCAGATATCGCAGACGCTCCAAGACTCAGGCAAATCACTTTCATTCCGAAGCATCGACGGACTGGTTCAGGGGAAGGCAGAAACCATCAGGACGGCAATCGCCGAACTCGAGGAACTTGGACATATCCGCATCCTTCCGGGCCCCCGAAATTCCAACCTTCACCACCTGATAAAGCCCTATCCAGCCGGGGACACACTCAGTGCTTAAAAAAGCAGTGTGAGTGTGTCCCGTACCTAGAGAGGGTACGGGGACACACACACTCAACCGTGTCCGGGACACAGTCGGGACACACTCAACACACTCAGCGAAAGGACCACAACCGATGACCAGCAATACACCCCCAAGCAAATGTGAACAATGCGTTCCGGTGGAGACCTACGGAGACAACGTCACCCACTACGCGCACGAAACAACCTGTACCAACAACCCCGGAAAGGACATCAACAACCATGGGAAATGACCACGAAGTGAGCGCCCGGCTCCGGATGCCTGCGGGCGTCGCTGTCCCCGGAAACCCCGCGCACGCGAAAACCCCGGATCTCTTTCCGTCCTTGGCTTCTTTAGAACGCACGTTCGAACACAGTGGAGCCGCTGCACACACTCCCTCTTACACAAAACGAACGTTTACTGTAAGCTTTGGGTTATGGGACCACAGCCAATCCACACTCCACCCCGCGCAATCGGCTACCTCCGGGTCAGTACAGCGGAGCAGGCAGACAGCGGCGCAGGCCTTGGAGCACAGCGCGCAGCCATCACAGCAGAAGCAGAGCGGCGTGGCTGGGATCTGGAGTTCATCGAAGACGCCGGCATCTCCGGTGCAACCATGGACCGGCCAGGACTACAGGCAGCACTTGCCAAACTCGACACCGGCAAGACGGACATCCTCTGCGTTGCCAAGCTTGACCGCATCAGCCGCTCAGTCAACCAAGGCTCAGCCCTCATCGAGCGGGCACGGAAGCGCGGCTGGTCGCTCGTGGCCCTGGACTTCGGCCTTGACATGTCCACCCCCGCCGGGGAGATGGTGGCGAGCGTCCTGCTCAGCACGGCACAGTATGAGCGCCGCCTCATTGGTCAGCGAACCAAGGATGCATTGGCCGTCAAGAAGGCCGCTGGCGTCCGCCTGGGGCGTCCTCAGGTCCTCCCTGACTCAGTTGTGCAGCGGGTCATCGCTGAACGCTCAGCGGGCCGCTCACTCCCTGCCATCGCTGCAGGGCTTGAAGCTGACGGCATCGGCACAGCACGCGGCGGTGCACGCTGGTATCCAAGCACCGTCAAGGCTGTCCTCGAGTCACAGCGGGCCGACACTCTCCGCTCATAGGTTCACCCGGGCGGTGGCAGCATGAGCGCCGCCGACTCCGCACTGAGGGACTGGGCCGCAGGCTGGGGACTGGGTGGCGCCGTCAACGCGCTCGAGGACATCGAGAAGCAGCACGGCATCACCGACACCAAGACCCACGCTGCAGGGCTGGCCATCACAGCGGCACTCCGCTCACTCGGCATGGCCACCGGCTCCACCTACCGCGCCTCTGACGTTTGGAGGGCTGAACCGTGATCGATGGCCTGAATTACCGGGTCACCCGAATTGATTTCATCAACGATCCGGCACCAGCCGGACTCCCCGCATCGTTCGTGGGGATGGGATTCATCACCGCCAGGCAAGACGGCACCGGGCGTACCTGTTCCCTGCTGGTGGATCACGACTACGCGCTCATGGCATTGACCGCGCAGCAGGGGGAGATGGGAGACGCCGTCATGCTGGCGGACACTGCCCTCCGTTTTCTTCGTCTTGGCTGGCCAGATGAGTGGGGGGACGACCTTGACCCGACATGGATTCCGGTCTACCCCGCCGGCGGTGCGGCATGAGCGGGGCACCGGCTGGTTGGGTTCCGGAGTTCCCTGGGCAGCGCCCACCGTTCACTGAGGGCAACGAGTTGGCTGTGAAGCACGGCGCGACATCACCGCGCAAGGTTGACCCCGTCGCGCAGGCGCTCGCCGTTGAACTGCTGGCAGACAGTGCAGTGGACTACTTACGGGCACCCCGGTATGCGTCGGCTGTGCAGGCGTGGGCCCTGGCTGAAGCCAAGTGTGCCCTGATCAGTGCATGGGTTGACGGGATGCCGATTGAGCTGGCGGCGGAGTCGAAGCAGGGGCAGACGTCGCCGCTTGAACTGCTGAGGAAGTGGGAGGCCACGGCGCAGACGCACCGGGCACGCCTGGGGCTGGATCCGGTGAGCGCTGCACGGCTCGGCAAGGATCTGGCGCAGACGAAGCAGGCGGATGTGGCCACGGAGATGACGAAGCTGCGGGAGCAGCACGAGCGGGCCACCCATGGCCCTATTCAGGGGGAGATGGCTGATGACGTCAACGACTGAGCTTTCACCGGCCCTTGATGCTGGGGCGTTCGCTGAGCGGGTGCTGAAGCGTCCACTGTGGGACCACCAGTTGGACATTGCGCGGAGCCAGGCCCGCTACCGGGTGGTTTGTGCTGGCCGGCAGGTGGGCAAGTCAACTGTGCTGTCCACCCTGGCGCTGTTTGAGGCGGTGACCCGCCGGAACATCACGGTGTTGTTGGTGAGCGCTGGCGAGGTCGCGTCCCGGCGGCTTTTGGAGGAGTGCACGGCGCTGGCTGTGGAGTCGTCGTTGGGCGGGAGCGTCCTGGATGATTCGAAGTCTTTGCTGAGCTTCAGTAACGGCTCCCGGATCATCAGTGTCCCGGCGTCTCAGCGGCAGATCCGTGGTTGGCCGGTGGACGTGTTGATCCTTGATGAAGCCGGGTTCATCGATCAGGACATTTGGCGTGCTGCCGAGCCTGCGATCATTGCCCGCCCGGGTTCGAAGGTGATTCTGACGTCTACGCCGTGGGGGGACAGCACGCATTTCTTCCGGGCCTTGTGGAACAGGGGTATGGACTCGCCGGATGAGAATGTGGCGTCATGGCATTGGCCGTCGTCTGTGAGCCCGCTGGTTGATGATGTGCTGTTGGAGCAGATCCGGCAGCGTGAGTCGTCGGAGTACTTCAAGCGGGAGTTCCTGGCGGAGTGGACGGATTCGGCCGGCGCCTATTTCTCGGAGGCGGAGATCATGGACGCTGTTGCGGATTATGGGATGTGCGCCCCCGCGGATTTGGAGAGGTGGATTGATCGTCCATACGTCGCTGCGGGTGGCATTGACTGGGGTTACGCCCACGATGCTAACGCGCTGACGCTCGTTTCTGTCCTAGAGGATTTCGGGTTGAATCGCGGCGTCCTGCGCGACGATTTGGCGTTGTTTATCCCTTGGTTTGAGGTCCGGCACAACTGGCCGTACAGCCAGTTCATTGACCGCATTGTGGAGACGGCTGGCAAGTACCACATCCGGGTGTTGGCGTCGGAGACTAACGGCGTGGGGCAGTACCCTACTGAGGATCTACGCCGCCGCGCCCACGAGGCCGGCCGGGGCTGTTACGTGTCGTCTGTGGTGACGGATGGTCGCCGGAAGCAGTCGGGGTTCAGCATGATCAAGGGTTTGTTGCAGCGTAACCGGCTGGTGCTGCCCCGGGACCCGGAGTTGTTGAAGCAGTTGCGGGGCCTGGAGTTTGAGCAGTTGCCGACGGGGAATCTTCGGATCGCGGTCCCTGACCGTTCGGGCCATGACGACCTTGCCATGAGTTTCATGCAGGCCGTGTCATGTGTGGATCCCCGCGGGGCTGTCCGCCAGGGCGGCCCGGGTGAATTCCGCGGCGATCCTGATTCGGTGGTGCGCACTAAGGGCGGTTTGGTGGTTCCGGTGGCGCCGCGGCCGGTGGCTTTCCACGATTCGGCTATTCGTCCGCCGCGTGGGCTGGAGCACGGTGATGTGTGGTGAGTGGGGACATGGATAATCCGTCGCCGTCCCTTGATGAGCTGCTGCGTGGCCCTATCGCGCAGTTCGTGTTGCGGTCCTTGATTCGAGACCAAGAAAAACAGATGAGGGAGCAGGGGGCAGGCGTTCCCGTCTGGGCGTTGCCGGTCTACAGGGCGCTGCAGGAGGCGTCCGGGACGGGTCTGGACCGCGCAGCCGTTACCGCGATGATTGGCCCCAAGGCCACCGG